ATCTGCAAATTTTGCAGAAATCAAATCGCGATCCTGAATCTGCAAGCCGTGCAGAAACGCACATGTTGTCAGCGGCATGGATTTTGACAACAAATGCTTCAATCTTGTACACAGCAAAACGGGCACATCTACCGACAGCATTTACCAACGTTCACAACCCTTACACCGCAACCCCTATAGACTGGTCGCTTGTCTACCACTTCAGGAGTAACACCTCATGGCTACAGTTCTTCTTCAAGTCGCAACAGTGGACGCAACTCTGCCCGCAGGCATCACGTCGGGCAAGCTGCGCTTCACGCTCACGGCCTCGGCCGGTACTGTGTTTGCAACGCAAGACGTGGACGGAACCGATGCGACTTTTACGGCAGTTGTCGCGGACACCTACACGGCAACGGCCCAGCGTCTGGACTCGACAGGTGCGAATTTGGGAACGCCTTTCTCGATCAGCGTGACGGTAAGTGCTGCTGGTGCGACCTTTCAGCAGCCGAGCGGGATCACCGCGACGGTGACGCCGTGATAGCCCTGCTGATTTCAGTGCTGAGATATTTTCAGTGCTGCGAGAAGCCTAAAGCGAAACTGCCTGTGGCGATGGTGTCCAGAGTGCAGGAGTGAAGAAGGCCCCTTTCGGGGCCTTTTCTTTTAGAGGTGCTTCTTCGCGAGCGCGTACAGGCGGGAGATGCCTTCCATCAGCGAGGTGTGTTCGAAGGCCTCGAACACGTGGGCGAGTTCGGACTTGGCGATGGTGGCGACTTCTTGGGGAACCGTTTCAACGGCAGAAGGGGCAGTACCAGTCGCAGCGGTTGGCGCAGCCGGGGCAGAGGAAGCGTTTGGGACTTCAGCGACAGGCGCGGCAGCGACAGGATTTTCTACAGCGACAGCGGGGGTTGGGACTTCAGTGCCGGGGGTTTGGGTCTCGTCCATCGTGTTGCTCCTTGAAAGTTATGTGCTATATTTCACACGTTCGTAGTATGCTTTGCACACGATGCAGAAGCAAGTTGTAAGCATTCTCACGCATGGCGAGTCCCAAGGGTAGGGAGGCGGCAATGCCGCGAAACTTCTCGATTCGAATTCGAGACGCCAGTCGTGAGAGTGAATGTGCGCTAAGGTTTCTGAAAAGTACCTGAAGCGGGGTAAGCGCCTCGCCGCTCTCTTCAAATTCAAGAGCAAATGACAAACACAAAAATCCCATCCACGGCAGGGCAACTGGCGGTTCCCGACTGGGATAAGCGTAACGCGTTCGCGGCCGCCTACTTCGAAACGGGCAGCCAGGATAAGGCGATGCTGATTGCGGGCGTGCACCGGAACACGGCTTTGAAGTGGAAGGCGGAAGCGTGGTTCGACAAGGCGCTCAAGGAGTTGAAGCGCGCGGGCGACAAGCATCTCGATGGCCACATCACGAAGATCCTGGCGAAGACCCTGGTCGCGCTTGAGCAGCGAATCGATGAGGGCGACGAGAAGGTGCTCATCACCAAGGAAGGTGTTTTCCGGGCGCAGCAGATGTTGACGGCTAAGGATCTCGCGATTGTGACGGGCGTCTTGTTCGACAAGCGAACCGCGATCCGTCGGGAGCCAGAAGTGGACGACAAGGCGGAAAGCGCACTGGACAGGATCGCGGATAAGTTGAGGCAGTACGCCTTGAACGAGAAGTTGACGGGTAAGGGCGAAGTGGTTGATGTTGAGTCAACCGACGTTAGTGACTTGTGTTGAGGTGACAATGGTAACCACGACCGGGAAAGTTCCGAAGTTGCTGCAAGGCAAGTGCAAATCGACTAAGGGCGCGAAGAAGTGCGTGCACACCAAGTCAGGCGGCGGTAAGTTTGTCGGCTCGGCCAAAGGTGGCAAGTCAGGCGGAGGGCACGGGAAATGACCCAACTAGTAACCAAGCAAGGGTACTACGAGGAGCGCGGCGGTGTAGTGTGGGCTATCGGCAAGCTCATGGCGGTCAACGACTCGCTATTCGAAGCTCAGGAGAAAACGGGGCGCTCTAGCGGTGTGCGCTTAGACTACGCACCGGTGTTCGAACAACTTTCTGTGTTGATAGAGCAACTGCGAACGGCTATGGATAAGGAACAGACGTGATAACGCCAGCTTCAAGCGCGGTGATGCAGACGGCGGCCGGCAAGCGCACGTCCAGTGAGTGGAATAACTTCCTCCGCTGGTATTGCACCTCCGGCAACTTGTATTTCGAAAACCGTGACACCGCCTGGCAGAACTGGCAGACGGTACGCGCGCACATTGACGACGAGAAATGACCTACCGCCGGGTGTATGAAGTCACTTACGTGCACATTGCTCGCGCGACTATCTACGCCTGCTATCGCGCGGTCACGCACTGATGGCGAGCCGCAAGCCTAAAGGCAAACTTGACGTTGCGCTCATCGAAGGCTTCCAGAAGCATTACTTGTGGGAGCGCTTTGACGATTCCGTAGGCACGGCCGACTTCCACCGTACTATGTGGTCTGAAGCGTGCGACCCCGCGAAGAAGCGTTGCGCGTGGGCCGCGCCGCGTAACCACGCCAAGTCAACCGCGATCACGTTCACGTTTGCGATGGCGGCGATTGTGTTCCGCCTGCGCGACCACGTGATGATCGTCTCGGACAGCGAGACGCAGGCTGTACACCAGTTGAAGGAAATCAAGAACGAGTTCTATGAGAACGAGGAGTTGTGCCGGGACTTCGGTTTCCGCGCGTTCCTGAAGGATACCGACGCCGAGATGATTATCGAGTTCGCGGACGGGTACCAGTGTCGCGTCTTCGCGAAGGGTTCGGAACAACGGCTTCGCGGTTTGAAGTGGCGCAGCAAGCGCCCTAACCTAATCCTCGGCGACGATCTTGAGTTCGATGAGATTGTCACAAACCCTGAGCGTTTGAAGAAATTCAAAGATTGGTTCGACAAGCAGTTGCTACCCGGCGGCTCGAAGGATTGCCTTATCCGCATCGTCGGTACGATCCTGTCTTTCAATTCGCTCCTGCAAGAACTGATCGGCGACCCAACGTGGACGACGCACCTGTGGCGCGCGCACCATTCGTTTGACGACTTCTCTGAAATCCTTTGGCCCGCGCGATGGCCAGAAGCGGACTTACGCGCCGAGCGGCAGACGCTTATCAACCGAGGCAAGGCGGACGCCTACTCGCAAGAGTATTTGAATCAGCCTATCGCGGAGGGGAACTCGTTCTTCGACCGCGAGGACATGATCGATATCCCGGGCGACCTGTACCGCGATTGGGAAAGCGATCCGGGTAAGCGCCCGCTTAATTTCTACGCGTCGGTTGACTTGGCCGTGTCCACCAAGCAGCACGCCGACCGCTCGGTGATCACTGTCGCGACACTCGACCCTGATCAGAATCTTGACGTGGTGGACGTGACGAAGGGCCGGTTCGATCCGAAAACGCTTGTTGACCACATCTTCCGCGTGCACGAAGAGTACGAGCCGGAGTTGTGGATTATCGAGTCGGGAGCGATCCAGAAAGCGTTGGGGCCTTACTTGAACGAGGAAATGGCGCGGCGCAACGTGTTCCTGAATATCCACCTGTCGGTTCCCTCCAAAGACAAGGTGACGCGCGCCCGCTCCATCCAGGCACGGATGAAAGCGCGGCGCGTGCGCTTTGATAAGTCGGCAGACTGGTATGATGACGTTGAGCAGGAAATGCTTCAGTTCCCGCGCGGCGCGCACGACGACATTGTGGATACGCTGAGTCAACTCGGCATGGCGCTGGACGAAGTGATAACGCCGCCGACAGAAGACGAACTCGAAGAAGAACAGTACTACGCGGACGTTGCCGAAGGCGGCGCGCAACAAGGGAGAAGCCGTGTCACAGGATACTGAGTGGATCGGCGTTGACCTCGACGGCACGCTCGCAAACCGCAATCACGAAGGCGGCGAGATAGGCGAGCCTGTCCCGGCTATGGTTGACCGTGTGAAGTTGTGGCTGTCGGAGGGCCGCGACGTGCGCTTGTTCACTAGCCGAGCTTACGCGATGAGCACCGAGCAATTAAAGGCGATTAATTCGTGGTTAGTGCATAATCTCGGTGAAACAATCCCGATTACCTGCGAAAAAGATCCAGACATGAAAGAGCTTTGGGACGATAAAGCTGTCCAGGTAATCGCCAACACCGGCCAGCGCGCCGATGGGGAACTCTGATGCGCCTCACGAAGCACCTCTCAATCGACACGATTGTTGAATCGAACAACGTGGCCGAACTCATGGACGACGACGACGTAAAGGCTGTCGGCGAACTGATCCGACAGAATTACGAGAACGATTGCCAGTCTCGCCATGAGTGGGAAGCGCGCTATGCCGAGTCTGAAAAGCTGGTCATGCAACTGGCTGAAGAGAAGTCTTTCCCTTGGCCTGGCGCGGCGAACGTCAAGTTTCCTCTGCTTACTATTGCAGCTTTGCAGTATCACGCTCGTGCTTATCCTGCTCTCGTTCGCGGCTCCACTCCTGTTTCTTGCCGAATTATCGGTCAGGATCCTACGGGGGAAAAGGCCGCCCGAGGAAAACGAGTAAGCGAGCACATGTCCTTCCAGATCATGGAAGAGGATACGCAATGGGAAGATTCGACCGACAAGGCGCTGATCGTGCAAGCCGTCATGGGCTGCTCGTTCAAGAAGACATTCAACAGTTCGAGCGAGAAGCACATCGTTTCTGAACTGGTAATGCCGAAAGACCTGGTGATCCCCTATTACGCCAAGTCACTTGACACCGCCGCGCGCCTCACGCACGTCATCGCGCTCTCGCAGGACGAAGTGGAAGAACGCGTTCGCCGGGGTCTGTTCACCAAGCCGACCGACGAATACGGCGCCGAAAGCGAAGAAGGCGTGCCGCTGCCGCGCGCCATGCCACGCCAGGGCATCATCCAGGAAACGGAGAACAACATCGATGGAATACAGCCAAATGCTGTTGATGAAGACACCCCTATTGTGTTTCTGGAACAACACATGTGGTTGGATCTTGACGGCGATGGCGTACGTGAGCCTTACATTGGGTTCGTTCGCCACGATGATTCTGTTCTGTATCGCCTCGTCGCGCGTTTTGAGAAAGACCGGATCGAGAGAAACAGCAAAAACGAAATAGTCCGCATCGAACCCGAACACTACTTCACGAAGTACGAATTCATTCCGGCGCCGGACGGCTCCATCTACGGCATGGGCTTCGGAATGCTTCTCGGCGCCACCAACGAAGCCATCAACACGATTTTCAACCAGTTGATCGACGCTGGAACAATGTCTAACCTCGGAGGAGGCTTCCTCGCACGCGGGGTGCGCGTGCGCGGCGGTGAGTACTCGTTCCGCCCACAAGAGTGGAAGCGCACTGACTCAAACGCTGCGGATTTGAAAAACGGTATCTTCCCTTTGCCGATTCGGGAGCCTTCCAATGTTCTCTTCTCTTTGCTTAATCTTCTCATCGATTGGGGATCGCGTATTGGAATGGCGACTGACGCGGCTACAGGTCAGAATCCAGGGCAAAACCAGAAAGTCGGCACGACGCAGGCCGTCATAGATCAGGGCGAAAAGGTTTTCAACGGCATCTATAAGCGCACGTTCCGCGCTATGAAGAAGGAATTCCGCCTGATCTACCGCTTGAACTACCTGAACCCGCCAGAGTCCGGCAAGTTCGACTACTCCGACGAGTCCGGCCAGGGCGGTTACGCCTTGTGGCAAGACTACTTCGAATCGAACAAAGCCGTCATGCCGGCCGCCGATCCGAACATCGCTTCGAAAGAAAAACTCTTCCAACGCGACATGCAAGTGCGCCAGATGGCGGGCTCCATGCCGGGTTACAACCGCGCTGTTGTGGAGCGCCGCGTGCTCGACGACATGGAAGTGCCGAACATCGATGAGATTTTCCCGAAACCCGGCACGCCGGGCGCCGCACAACCGCAGCCGCCTTATCAGGTTCAAGTCGCGCAGATCCGCGCGCAAACCGAGCAGATGAAGGCGCAGGCAAACGACCGCCGGCACCAGTTAGAACTCATGCAGGAAGCCCGCCTCAACCAGGCGAAGGTGATGCAACTCGAAGCCCAGGCGCTCAAACTGCGCGCCGAAGCCGGCGTTGCGCAAAACGATCAGTTGATTGGTCTTATGGACCAGGAATTGAAAGCAGCAAAGCAGTTTCAGGATCAGTTGTCAGGGTCCATTGAGAACTACTCGAAGATTTTCGACCAGATGAGCCAAGCTCAACAAATGCAAGGGGGTGACGGTGGAAGTAAGCAAGGGGCTCCTAACAAGGGAGCAATGGGAGGCGTGGCACCGCCAGGCGGAGACGGCGGCGCACAGGGACTTCCTCAGGGCGCAGGTCAGTGAGTGCAAGAACGCGTGGATGAATGGCGCGTTCACTGACGGCAAGGATGCCTTGGCGTCCGCTATCGCAAACGCAGCAGCCGTTGAGAACGTTCGATTCGCTCAAAAGCTTATCGACATGGACTACGACGATTATTTAACCGCAATGAAGGACGATTAAATGCAAAACACTTCTGGATTTCTCCCGCTCGGCCACCGGCTGATCGTGATGCCTATTTCTGTTCCGAAGATGAGTCAAGGCGGCATCGAACTCGTTGAAGAAACTACGGGACGCGACGAGATGGCGCAAATTAAGGGCCGCGTTATCGCTGTCGGCGCCGGCTGCTGGAAGGACCAACGCACAACAGAAGACTGGTGCAAGCCCGGCGATCAAATTGTCTTCGGCAAGTACGCCGGAATCCAATGGCTCGGGCACGACGGCGGCAAGTACCGCATCCTGAACGACTTGGATGTTGTCGGTTTGGAGGTGGAAAATGGCGCTTGATAACGAAAACGCGCAAGAAGGTGTTGACAAAGATGATATTCCGGAATACCGTCCCAACGGTGAAGCTGACGATACGCCAAATGCGGACGCAAGCGACGCTGAGGAACAGGCCCGTGCTCTAGGGTGGGTTCCTGAAGAGGAGTACACCGGCAACCCCTCCAAGTGGGCGGATGCTGACACGTTCCTCGAAGTCCACAGCAAGAATAACGGCGCGCTGCGCAAGGCAGTTGCCGCCCAGGCAAAAGATCTCGCGGATTTGAAGCAACAGATGCGCGGCATGGATAGCGCGCATAAGAAAATCTTCGAGATTCAAATCAAGAAGCAACGGGATGAGTTCGACCAACAGGTCGCTTTTCTCAAAGCGCAAAAGCGGGAAGCACTGCGATCCGGGGAACACGAAACGGCAGCCGATATCGATGAACAACTCGACGGCTTGCGCGAGCGTGGCCCTGACCTTCCGGAAGCTCCGCAACAAACCCCAAATGCTAATGGCCTGATGCCCAACTGGCGTGAGAACAAGGTTCTTGCAACGTGGGCGGATCGTAACGTGTGGTTCGACAAAGACGAAGACATGTCGGCGTATGCCGGCGCGATGGGTCAGAAGATTCGCGCTGAAAACCCCACCATGCCCTTCCCTGAGTTGCTAGAGGAAGTTACGGGCCGCGTGCGCCGTGCTTTCCCCCACAAGTT